CGTCAGTTGACTTTAAATATGGAAATGTGAATGAGTAATTGGTGGTGGAGCCATTACCCGTATACGATTGTTCTGTAACAGCCATAGTTTAGTTATTTTGCCATTTGTAGCAATTGTTGCGTTTCTAATTGTAGTTTACTTGCTCTATCTACATCACCTTGTCCCATGGCAGCATCAACATTAAGTTGTTGCTCTTTCAATAGTTTGTATTCAGCATTATGTACTTCAAAAGCAGCTTCTGCTTCTCTCTGAGCTTCTTTGATAATTCTGTTTATAGCCTTAAATAAAGGAAGTTTACTTGTTTTTAATTTAATTCTTTGATCATTTAAATCATTACCAGTAACTCTATGTGAACGTAATTTACCTATTTGGTTCTTATATTCAGGATCATTCATTAATGGTATAAGCTTTTTATAAAGCTGCATATTACCTATATATCTATATATCCATTCTCTTTCTTCAGGACTATATTCATAAGAACCATCAGAAGATTTCTTCATTCTAGATAGACCATCCCATCCAGTAGTAAGTAACCATTTTCTCCATGGTTCTTCTGTACCACTAACTTTAATAGGACTTAAAGAATTTAATATTCTGAGGAATGGATTCTGTAAATCATTAAGAGGCTCACCAGTCCAGATATCAATTTGTTCAGGTAATAAACTAGAAGCAATTGGTAGTTTATTTTGTACATACCCTATAACTGAATTATTAATATCTTTTTGTGTTGTTGTAATAGCATTACTTAATACACCTAAAGCACTTGATTGAGGTATTATAGCTCTAGCTGAGTTAGCAGTTAATCTAGTCCAACCTGATAAGTCTCCATTAAATGCAGCTATAATTGGTTCAAATCCTTGTAGTGGTGTTTCATTAAGGAATGTAGCTGAAATAGTCCACATTAATTTAGCTTGAGCATCTTCCATAAATGGTTGATCTAAATCTCTTGCATAATATGACATATCTCCTAATAAACTTAGTATAGGATCTACACCGGGTATACCTTTATAGCTTACCCACTTACCACCTATATTTATAGTTTTAGGTTGATATCCCATCTGATCTCTTTCTTTATTTCTACGGGATGCATTATAATGACCATTACCTCTAATGTTACCAGACATAGCATAATCCCATCCTAACTTAGTTAAGAGTGAACTAAATGCCATACGCCCTGTATATTCAGCTCTAAGATGTTTAAATAACATCCTAGCATTAGGAGTAGTAGCAAAATCAATACCATGCTCTGCTAATGCTTGAGCGATATCTTCATCTGTTCTAGCCCATATAGTTTTAGAATACTTATTAATACCCGGAATAAGTTGTAATGGAGTCCAAGATATAGAGTTCTTAACCCAGTTACTACTTGTTCTAGGGAACATAAGACTGAATTTAGTTATAGGATATGCAGTTGTAGCTTTGTTTATCCAAGTAGCTGTAGCATCATCTAAGTTTAGTGCAACTTCTCCAGATAGAGATTTTAAAGCTGAATCATTCATTAAGCCATTTGCATCAAACATATTTTTATAATGAATTTTCTCAGCTTCCATTATCTTTTTCCAATCAGCAAATCCAAATTCACTAAATACATCATCATAAGCCCTCATTCTAGATATATAATGAGCTAAATGTACTTGAGCAAAGACATCAGAGAATACCATTCCAGTCATACCATAGCGTAACCATGATACTTTAGACATATCATTTAAGTTCTTAGCCATATCATACTGGTAAATTCTACCGATATTACCTTCTTGTTCCCATACAGCTCTCATATCTTCCATTATAGCCCATTTCTTATCATCTTGAAATACAAAATCCTTACGAAATGAGTTCATTACTGATTGAGGATCATGATTAGCTTTCTTCATCATTGTATAAGCGTCAGTCATTGCACGCCTATTAGTCTCAAATACAGAACCATTATAATAGAATGTCTCTTTTAAGCCTTGGAAATCATCAGCTACTCCCCATATACCATGCCCTAATATACCAGTAATAGGTTTAAGTACTAATTGAGAAGTATTACCTATTGCAGCTCTTACAGCTGATAAGCCAGATAAGACATTATTATATATAACACCCCAAGCTGATCTAGTAAATAGGTTCAATTCTTCAGGATCAGGACTCTTTATCATACCAGTAGGTGTGACTTGATCACCAGCCCACTTCATGAGTTTAGCTAATGAATCTACATCACCATTAGTATGTGCAAATGCATCAACTAAAGGACGCATAGCTAAAGGATTCTCATCTTTTAACCGTTTTAATTCTTCAGTAAATCTTAAATTCTTAGCATGAATAGCATTCTCTGCAGATCTAAATTCAGTTTGTAAAGTATCTATAACAGTATCTAATTCTTTAGGAGGGACTTGATCAAACCAGTTTTTATTTCTAAGCTGCCAACCTGATATATATTTATTTAGAGCATACTCATCCATTAGGAATTGCATCTTATCAATAATAAGATCCATTGCAGAGTTATTATCAGTAAAACCTTTTAACTGTTGCATAGATTCTGCAAGAGTAGCAGATTCTCTACCTAATGTATCCATAACTCTAGCTGATGATTCTGCTATTTCTCTACCTAAGAATCTATCAACTAGATCTCTCATAGCAAATGCAGCAGCACGAGCTTGTTCTTCATTGAAATATTCAACATTAAACCTTCCTAAAAGCATAGATTTAACATCTTTATTTCCTAAGAATATACCTCTTAGATCATCCATATTTTCAGCTGCCATTATACTTGTGTATATATCCCAAGCAGCAGCATTCATCTGTTTATTAGTGAATCTAAAACCTTCTACAAGTGCATTAAAACGACCTATATCTCTAGCTTCTTCTGAGACACCTAATACAGCATCTCTAGAAGTAGAACCTACCATAAGACCTTTACGTCTCATAGCTTCTGTTAAAATAGGTGCAGGATCTCCTGTAGTAACACCCTTCTTAATAGCAGTAGTATCTGCTATATTTCTAGCTACATTACCCGGAGGTACTTGCTGTTTAGGATTAGTACTATCTTCTACAAGTGGAGTTCTATTAGGTTCAAAGTCAGTATTATTAGGATTTAAATCATCAGCTGTTTTAGCAGCTGCATTAGTTTCAACAATTCTGGAGTTTTCAGCTTGAGTAATAGCATCATCTATATCAGAGTATCTCTTTAACTTCTCTGTTAACCTCATCTGTTCATCCATCAGTTGAGTATAAACTTGTTTACTTAAGTTCTTATCACCTAAAGCAAGTTGTGTATTAACTTCTTGAAGAGCTATGAGATCATCTGCATCAGCAGTATCTATGATTTGATTAGATTTATATTTAGTAGCAGCCTCATCTAGTGGTTCAAACCATCCCATTTTAGATAAACCTTTAGGATGTAATGACATAGCTGCTCCGATAATAGTACCTAAAGGAGCTAGGATACCACTATCATACATATTTTTCAGTTTTCTTACTCTAGTATTATCGGTATCTAAAGTTTTAATAGCATCAGGTATAGGCATCCAACCTTCAGGACCAAATAATCCCGGGATCATATCAGATAGAGCTCTCATAAAGTTATGCTCTTCTCCTTGATCACTAATACCTATAAGTAGAGCATCTTCTGCTGTAAACAAACCCATTCTAGCTAACAGTTGTTGTGCTTTAGGCATACCGGCTGTTTTACTCATTATAGTCGGTGCTGTTTTACCACCAAAGTAAATAGCAGGAAGTATAATAGAAAGAGCTTTACGAGCTTTCTCATGGATAGGATTCTTCATCCTAGTCTTTTCATCCCAGATATCATCTACAATACCAGCACCCGGTAGAATACCTACAGCATCCATACCGAAATCAGCCCAAGCCATTCCGGGTACACTTAGAGTTTGAAAGATATTATCTAAACGTTTGACAGGATTAAATTGATAACTATCCCTCATACGATCTACTTTACCACTATTATATTCATCGTATGAAACACCATAGTATTCTCGATACCAGTTATCTCTAGCTAGATTCCGCTGCTCTCCTTTAGGCATATGCCACCATCCATTATATCTATCCCACATTTTTTCTTCATTTTCAGGTATAGACAAATCAACCCTACTAGTGAATTGGTCTCCAGCTTTCTCTCCTCTAACAGTAGGTCCGGGAAATCTTTCTCCAGTATCTACTTCATCAGTTTGATCTATAACACTACTAGAATTATCTAATGTTTTATGTGCTTGATCGGTTGCATTTATAACAGGTAAATCTGCTACTAAAGAAGCATCTTCTTGCAACAGCTCCTCATTATTTTCAATTAGTGCCATTGTAAGTTAGTTTAACTCCCAATCAAATGTACATTTTGTAAAATTAACCATAGTACCATCAATATTTAATGTTAAGCCTAAATTTTTATATTCCCTTAATAAATATTTAGTAGCTTTTACAGAAGTAGGTACTACCCTACGTGGAGCTAAGATGCCTCTATTAGTAACACGAGTGAAATAATAATCTCCTTCACCACTATCTCCATCAAATGGTTTTAAATCAGAATGGTTTTTAAAGTAATCTATCATCGCCTTCTGCTTCTTTCTAGAATCCTTAATAAGGTTGAATCCCATACTTGCTTTTTGTAAAATCCCTTTGTCTTTGTCAAAAGTATTATAAAGTAGTTCAGCAGAACAGTAATTAGTATTCTTACTATTATTAACTTTCTTATCAGGATAAAGCTTTTTTAATATTTCTTGTGGAGATGGTCCTACATACTTATGTTGTTCTGGTACTTCAAGTCTATTCTGATTCTTTGCTTTAAGAAGTCCATTCATGACTACTCTAGGTTTTAGACCTGATATATCTGCAAGGTATAATACTTCTTCTGGGTAAGATATTGTACCACCATTATTTATATCTATCTGTATTGCTGCAAGTTGCTTATCACTTAATACTTGATCTTTTCCATCTAGATACCTTTCTAATGTTTTCTTACCTTCTCCAGAACTTACGTCAGTCTTACTAAGAGTATCTCTCATACCCTTAAACTTAGCGTCATCATCATTGATTAGTGAAGTACCTCCAGCTTTGAAAAAGATATAATCATTTATATCTCCTCTTTCTTCTCTTTGATATATACCTTCACCATTTTTGATTTGTTCAGTTACGTCATTAGTAATATCAATAAGTAATTGTTCGGTATTTAATTTACCATTTTTTGATAACTCTATATTTTCAGGTAAGTCTAGTGCTCGAAGGTATCGACTTATAATATCATTAGTAGCATGTTCTACAACATCAGTTACTGTAGTAGAAGTAGTACCAGTATATTGAAACTGTTTAGCATGAATTGTAGCTGTAGTTGTTATTGATTTCTCAAGAGCTTTTCTATCTATTGTATCTAATCCTTTAAGAATATGCCTTAGTTTTGCTCTATCCTGATTATTCAGTTTACCTGATTCAAAAATATCTAAGAAACCTTCTTTATCACCTGATGTAGCAAATTGTCTTAATTGTAACTGTACTAGTGATGATACATTAGTATCTTTAGTATAGAGCTTACGTTTATGTAGTTGATCTAAAGTATATACATGTCCTAGATTTTCAGCTTCTTGTATAAGTTTAGCTATTTCCTTTTGACCTTCAGCAGTTGATACATCGAATGTGTCTAGTTGTGGTTTAACTTTTTTATCAAAAAATGTACGGTCATCTACATTATCTAGAACTTCATCTCTTTTATGATTTGCATTCTGTCTATCTGCAAAAGCATCCCATACATCACTTTCTAGATTTCTATATTCAAACTTTTTAGCATAACTAGTATTTTCACCGGGAACGTTTACATCGTTTAACCAAGCTTCTAGTTGTTCTCTAGTTACATCAGGACGCTTTGCTAATCTTATAAAACCATCATAGACAGCATCTACTTTATCACCATCATAGCGTGTATATTCACCAGTGTCAGAATTATAAGTCCAAGATTGTCTTACGGATAAAAGGTATGAAGCTAAACTATTCTGAATATTTGTTTGATCTTCACCTTCAAGAGGGATTGATTCTTTACTTAAATTATCAAAGTTATCAAAAAGTAGCTTTTCACTAGCTTTATACTGTTGTTTCCGATCAGTTTTACCCATAACTTGGATTCCTTGATCGGTAATTTTATCTATAAACTCTCTTGCCTGTTTAGTATTTAAACTAAGCCCTCTTTCTTCTAGATATTCTTTAGCCCAATATTCATAAAACTCTGGTATATCATCATTTGATATAGGTTCCTGCTCATTTTCAACTAAGCCATCATTTATTTCATCTAATTTCCTTCTGATTTCTTTATAATAAACAGTGGAATTCTGCTTAAAGTCACCAATTTCTTTTTGAATTAAGAATCTATTAGTATTACCTCTTCTTCGGTTTAAAAGAAATGTACCATCAGGATCATTATCTACTGATTTAATTTGTTCAAGTACTAAATCTGTTTCAGTTATTTTACTTAGTTCCTCTAGATCATTTCTATATCTATCAAGACCATGTTTATTAGCTTTATACTGCTGATCTGCTCTAAGATTAGCTACATACTCTTCTATTGAAGCAGCACCTTTACCTATATTAGCAGCACCAGTACCAGTAAAATCAGACCAATATTTAGCAGAGCTTCTTAACTCTTTAGCTTTTTGTTCCAATGCTTCTACTTCTCTAGTACCTCTAACAGTAATAGCATCTTTTTTAGTAGTATATACATCATTCTCTATGCTTTGTATTATCCTAGCATTTTCTCTTTCTGTATTAGCAACACCTCTTAATGCTGCTACTCTTTCATCACCTAATTGTTTAGCTTGCCTAGCTTCTCTTTCTAGGAAATTGACAACATCCTTTTGTTGTCTTGATAAGGCTTGGAGACCAAGATCACCTTGATCTCTTCTTCTGAATCTACCGCCTCTAGAACTTGATTTAAAATTAGCCATTATGATTCTAATGCTTTTTGTAAGGCTGGGACTTGAGCTGCTACATTACTAATAGCAGTACCCCATATTTGTCCTGTCTGTGCAGTAGCCATAGCACCCATAACAGGTTCTGGTCCGAAGTCATATTCACCTAAAGCTCTAGGCATAACAATATTCGATACTGGAGTAGGTAGTGGTGTGATAGGCATAGGTAATGTACCGGGATCTAGCATTTTCTGTGCATATGCAGCTAGATTTGCAGAAACATGATCTCTTGATATTTCTTCAATAGCAGATAAAGTAGCCCTTCCTGAGCTATCTACAGTAGCATCTATTAGATCTAATTGTCTACTAAGATCAGCATAAGTAGCCTGTATACCTTTAGCTGCAGATCTACCTTTCATACCTCTAGATCGTAATGTACCTTCATCTCTTATAGCTTGTAACTGAGCATCTCTAGTATTGAATCTAGCTTCTATCCGTATATCTTCATCTCTATGATACTCATCTACTCTAGCAGCTTCTGCAGAAAGATTATTTAAAGTTAATTGATCTGAATATAGTTGATTAGATTTACCAAACTGTGCATTTAAAGAAGCTTGTTCTGTATTTCTTATTTGTAGTTGATAAGCATACTGTTGTAAATTCTGAGCATCTCTAAAATCTGCTACTTTTCTATCATTAGCTGCATTACTCTGTATCTGTTGAATAGCATATTCTCTATTAGCAAGGAGTTTATCCTTACCCATTTCCCACTTACGGGTATCATACTCAAATTGTCTTTGAGCTGCATCATTAGCAGCATCGGCAGCATCTTTTTTATCATTAGACCCACGCCATGCGCTGTAAATACTTGCACCAATACTTAATACTGGTGCTATCCATGGGGCCATATTTAAGTTCTCCTATAATATCGAGGTGAGTAATTACCTTCCCACATCATTGAATTTAAAGATACAGGGAATGGTGAATCATTAAACACTCTTAATTGGAAGTTATTGTTCTTTTGATGAATAGGGATAGAGACAATTGATTGTTCTGTCACTGCAATATCATTAGCTAAATATGTGTCAGCCATTTGAGTAGGGTTTAGATTATACCATTCATCAAGGTATATTAAAATCTTTACAGTATTAGCAGGAGCACTACTAAAAGTAACTTGTGTATCACCTGTTACAGTAAAGGCTGTAGTAACAACACCATCTAATTTAATTTTTATTTGATCCTTATCTATATAATCAAGATCTTCATCAACCCAGTTAAAGACAGTAGTACTACCATCTCCAGTATATTCTTTCTTACCTTGCCTAATACCAGTAGCTTTCAATTTGAAGGACATAACACCAGATAACCCTAATGCAAACTTCATTCTAGCTACAGTTAAAGTAGCTGTAAAATCAGTACGAGTACGATTATCATCCATTCTAACATATGTTTTAGGTATTATAACATCTAAATCATACTTCCATCCTACAACAACATCACTAGCTACACCACTTAAATCTTTTCTAAGTACTTTAAAATATGGATCACCATCATTAGTTATAACTTCAGGTGTAGTAGTAAATCCAGATTCAATGAATTGTCCTGTAGCTGTAGTACCTTTAATAATTATAACAGGTGTTAAGTCTGTTACATTAGCAAATGGTATATAACATTTAGAGAAATCATTAGTAGAATCATATACTACAGTAGCATTATTAGCTGCATTACGAGCTGTAGACCATAGATCTATGCATGGGTTTAGCTTTTGACCATCATTATTAACTATAATAGCATCATCAGGACTTTGACTAATACTAGCCTTACCTAATGTAAATTGACTTCCTTGTTTGGTAACAGCATAGAATTCATCTGAATCAACTGCTATAGTTTGTACTGTACCCGGTAACTGCCAGTTAAACCAAGCTTGTACTATATTCTTTTCACCATCACTATAAGTTAAATAGAAATATACTTTTCTATCAGACTGACTAGATAAGGCAATGAACTGGTTCTGAGAGCTACCGATAAATGTATCTATTGTAGCTGGAACCCATTCGTTTACTACTCTACCTACATCTAATACTAAAGGGTTTTCATCCTGTCCTCTAGTAGCCATGCCAAAGACACGAGTATAACTAGGTGTCTTACTGATAAAGTTAATATTAGTACCCATATCTATAGGGTCTACACTATCATCCATCTCATAGTTAGAGATAGTTCTAATAGTAGTAGCAGTAGGAGTAAGGATATTATCCTGAGCACTCATTAGGAATTGCTGATTCTTACTGAATAATATAAGACCCTGTGTGGTAGGTATAATACCGTGTAGAGCAGCAGGTTTAGTAGTAGATGCTTGTAAATCTATAGGGTCAGCATCTGTTAATGTCTGAGCTGAAGTATGATAGAAGTTATAATGCTGTCCTGATTGACTTAAGATTACATTATCTAGAGATAAGAATCCTAATCTATTATTATAGAAGAACGCTTGTTGTATCTTCTGACCTACAAAACTAGGGTGTGAGTTAGTAGTATCGTCACCAACTAATCTAGCAGTATAAACTATCTTTTGGAATGTAAATGTATTAGTAGAATTATTAACTAATTCATGTGGCATAGTAGCCGTATTAAGACCTGTAGATAAACTAGGGTCTATTGTTTCTTGCCAATAACCGGGTCCAGAAGAACCATTATCTGCTACAAACTTAGCAAAGTATGTATCATTAACAGAAGCAGTATTGATAATTTTAACTGTATGGTTATGTGCTGTTTGAGTAGGTAACTGAATTATACTATCTACTTGATCTTGGAATACACTGATAGATGTACTAGTTGAACCACCAGTAGCAGTTATAGTAAATGCACTAGTTCTAGTTAATTGTAATGTATTCTGATGTTTTACTACGGTTAGATTGGATATACTTGCTGCATCAATAGAAGCTTTAATCTTAGTTAATGCATCATCATATGTGTCATCACTATCTGTAGTAGTAGTGGTAGAAGTACCAGCAACTACAACAGTATAGGTAGTGCTAACTGATGTACCACTTAATGTTAATGTTGCTTGAGCATTAGCTGTAAAAGATGGAGCAGCTAATGTTGCTGCTGATATTAAATTATTAGTTACTATAGTTGTATCTTGTACAGTTAGTAGATCATAGTTTGTACGAGCACCTGTAAGGTACGCCTGTGCACCTGTACCATAGTTAACAGTACACGCTACCCCAGTTGTAGCATTCCATATATCTATGTCCCCTGTAGAGCCTCCTGAAGCAGGCTTAATACATCCTATATATTTCTCGTCATTATCTCTATGTATATAAAACCACTTTGAGGAATCATATGTAGTACCAGTACCTAAATTAGCAATCCATTTAAGTCCGGGTCTTTTTGTTAATCCAAAGGTAGGATCAGGGTAGCCATTAAGACATTCCCTGACTTGTCCGGGTAGTTTTTTATCATCTGATTGCTTAGATACCCCACCTAAATAATTGTCAATTCGTTGGGTTACTGCTGCCATTATCTTGCTAGTGCTTGGTATGGTTGATAACTATTGTAATAGTTTTGATGTCCTTGTGGATGTCCAAAGAATGTAAACTGACCTTGTTGTGTTTCATACTCTAAAGCTAAAGCTCTAGCATATGCTTCTTGTTGTTGTAACATTTGGTATTGTTTCTGATCTCCTACTATACGTTGAGATACAATAGTAGCAGCTCTAGATGTTATGAAATCTTGAATAGGTTGTGGTAGATCAACCCAGTCAAATTCCCATACAACATCGCATTCAACAGGAGATTGGTCAGTCCATTTATATGTATGATCTTGTCTATCATATAATTTACCATTCCTACGGATACCATCTTTATCTACATTACCCCAGTTTTCAGTCAGTTTAATTTGTAATATGTTATTAGGTATTAATATCTCATCGTTTGTATCAGGTGTAAAATCATAATGGTACTCTGTATTAAAAGTCCATCCTTCTGCTTGGACCTCTCTTGATACCTGTAACAAAGTATCGTATGCAATCGCAACGTCCGGGTTGGTTTGATCGAGAGTGGTTACAGGAGCCTGACCACATGACGACAATATTTGATTTATAGCAGGTAATTCTTGTGTACTGTTAGTGGTTGGAAAAGGCATAATATTTATATATAAAAAAAGGAGGACTCCGAAGAGTCCCCATAAAACGTGCTTAG